GTAATTAAACCAAAACTTGCTCTAGCTATTGTGTTGTTTGCATTAGCAGAACCAATTAGCGGTGGTTGTGTATATTTTTGGAAATACCTTTGACATCTATATAAGCTACCACCAAACGATTCATGTTGAAAGTCTGGTAAGGTACTTACTGTATATTCGCCAACTTCTATTTGCACTCCTGTTAAATACCAATCATTATCAGTGCTGTCTGCTAAATTAACAACACCAACTGCCCTATTTGCATTATTATTAGAAGCCCAAGATGTATTTAATGTGCCAACAGAATAGGTGCTACCAGCTCCAAGCCACCACGATATAGCTAAACTGTTACCATTATCATTTCCTAAAACTCCTGTAGTATCACCTGGAAAAACTAATACTTTCTGTTCCCAAGTATCTGCACTTGATATAGTGTATGCTTGTGATATCTGTCTTGAATTATCTACATCAAACAACTCTAAAATATAAGTTCCTGTTTTAGCAGATTTTATCCAAAAAGATATAGTAACTTTTTCAGCTGAACTTGTGCCTTTTTTTAATAGCTGTAAATCTTGCCCTTCAATTCTGTAATGACAAAGCCCAAAATGTCCAGCAGCTAAACTTGTATCTGCGGTTGTGCAATCCCATTTTAAAGCATGAGTAAAACCAGACCCTGTTGGACCATCATCAGCTTGTGTCATAGTCCATGTACCGAAGGTATCCATTTGAAATCCAAATCTATCTAAACAAAAACCACTGCCTGTTTGTCCTGTTAAAGATGTAGCCCTTTGAGCAACCTGCATATCACCATTAATAACTAATGGTTGAGCATTTGGTCTTAAAGGTGTGCCAAATCCATTAGCTGTACCGCTATTGGTAATTGTTGCACCTGAATCAATAGTTAGAGTAGAACCAGATAAGATATTAAAATTGTTTGCTGTCATTCTAAAGTCATCAGCACCAGCTAGTTCAAAATCTATTTGGTCATCGGTTGGAGATGAAATAGTAGTATCACCGTCAGCATCTAAAACCAAGCCATCAGCTAAACCATTCATATCAATAAGATTGCCGTTAACATCAAGTGTGCCACCAAGTTGTGGCGAGGTATCACCTACCACTTCTGTCAATGCTGTGCCTACGCCTAACTCTCCTGCATCTACTTTCTTGAGTTGACTGTCAGTCGCATCAAAAAACATTAAGTGATCGCCTGATGCAATGGTTGTATCAGCTAAACCACTAATGACTGTTGGGTCTAAGTGTTCTTCCGAAATGGCATCGTCTGCTATCTTTGCAGAAGTAATAGCATCAGCAGCAATTTTTGCAGTCGTAACTTGTAAATCTGCAATGTGTGCTGTATCAATACTGCCGTCAGTATAATGTTCTGAATCTACAGCATCATCAGCAATCTTAGCACCAGTTATAGCATCTGCTGCTATCTTAGCTGTGGTTACTTGTAAATCAGCTATATGTGCTGTGTCAATACTACCATCAGTATAATGCTCAGAGTTTATTGCATCGTCTGCAATCTTAGCACCTGTAACTGCATCAGCATTTATCATTGCTGTTTCTACTGCGTTGTTTGCTATGGTAACAGCACCAGTATTAGATATAGTTATATCGCCTGATACCGCTTTGTTATCAAAAGAATCAGAGCCATCATAAATCAGTATATGACCAGATGCTAATGAGCTTATATTCGTATCATTAAGTTCAGCAAGCGTATCTTCTGTTGCTATTTGTGAATCAACATAAGCCTTGATAGATTGTTGTGTAGCTAATTTAGTTGCTGAGTTAGACGACATATCATCTTCATCAGCAATCCCTGTAATGCCATCCAGTAAATTTAATTCCGTAGCATTGGATGTCACACCATCTAAAATATTAAGTTCAGCAGTGGTTGAAGTTACGCCATCTAATATATTAAGTTCTGCGGTTGATAAGGTTGCACCATCTAATATATTAAGCTCTGTATCAGTAGCTGTTACACCTGATAAAGTAAAAGTAGTTACCTCTGGATTTCCTGTGCTTGAATTAAATTGTAATATTTTTCCTAAACGATCTGCTTTTGCAGGTATCGTCATATCTGTGCTACCTGATATACCTTCAGTTACAGGAATTTTAATGGTTCTGCTGTTCTCCTCTGATAACTGCTGTGCAAATATTACCAACGAATCAAGGTCAGTATTCAATGCTGCTGCCGTTAATGAACCTGATGTAACAAAGTCTGTGGTTCTAGCTAAAGCCCTGGCACCTACTAATGTGATAGTATCGCTACTTGATGCAGCACTACCTAAAGTTACACTACCTTGCCCAGTTGATGCTGACAATGTAACGGTATAATCACTGGTTTCAGTTAGCTTGGTTGCGTTCTTGTAAACAGCTAAATCACTGGTTGCCAACAAAGCAAAGGTAAATGCGTAAGGTCCAGTACCAGCACTACCTGTGTAGACTGCCCTTCTAGTTACTGCTGCTATACTATAATCTGCCATAATTTATTCCTCACTGGTATTATATCCTAAATAACTAATCCTTCAATTCCAAAAATTTACCTACATCTAAGCGACCTGGATACATAGAACCACGCTGCCACCATAAACCTGAGCCATATTTTAACTCTCTGGTTTGCTCTCTTTTAGCTTTGCTGTAAAAATCAGGATCAATCGCTTCTTTTATTTGGTCTACAATAAGTCTTTCTTTGGCTAGTTTGGTATACCAAAGGTTTGTAAACGGTGTATATCTGTTTAAAAAATCTACTAATCTGGTAGGAAATTTGCTTGGCATATCATCTTGAACTCCAAATAATGCTTGATGAAAATCACCTAATAATAATTTAGATGTATCGTTAATTAATCCTGCTACTGGACCTGCAAACGATGTCACAATATTTCTACCATACATAGTGCTATCGTGTAATAAAAAATCACCAAATATACCAAGACCACCACCATACATTGCTCCTAAACCAAGTGTTCTTACACTCCAAGGTTCAGGATCTTTACCTGCAACCACTCGTTTTATATTATAAAGCATAGCTCCAACAACTGATGTCATAATCATCATTTGTGCAAAATAAGCTGCTCCTGCGTGTAAGCCTTGATTTCTTTTAAGCATCATGGTTCTAGCTAATTGTGTATAAATTATAGACATTGGAAAGTTTTTATATAACCAAAAACTTCTAGCCAATTCACCTGATCCAGTTCCTCGCTTAGTTCCTGCCATCATAAATGCTCTTGCTCTAGCTGTTTTAGTAGGTACAGCTATTGCTGTTTCGCCATTCATATATGTAATAAATTTTTGTCTGACTGTTTCATCAGGTATATCAATAACTCTAACAAATTTATCTTTACCATTAGGTGCAGTCATACGCTTTGTAGTTTTTAATACTGCAAAATCATTTTTATTGATTCCGTAAACACCTAACATAAATTTGCTGTTTTTATCTATTCTTGCCCAATCGGTATCAGCTAATCTAGTAATATGATTTTGAAAGTCATATTTAAAACCATTTTGAGCCATTTCTGTCATATCAATCAAACCAGAATATTTTAATAATTTTTGCGATAGTTTTGACATTAAACCATCATCCATGGTTTCGCCTAATAATCTAGAATTATTATAAATATCATTGGTTAAATATTCTAAAGACACACCTGCTTTTGCCATATAACCTTTTTCTTCAGTCAAAGTTTTAGCAAAAGAATTAAATTGTGTACTAAGTTTCATACCATTGGTTTGTCTTGCCATAACACCATAGGCTTGATCTGCTACTGCCATAATTGCTGCACCACCTAATTGAGATGCTTGTAATAATGCTCTTGTTCCTTTAGAAAAGTCAGCTAAATTAACTTCGCCTGTTAATCTACTACTAAATAATTTATGAGTTACAGGTAGGTTTTCATGTCCAGTAATATAATCTAAAATATTTTCAAACTTAGTTGATATTAATTTAGGTTTCATATTTTTTAAAGAATCAGCAGCTTTAGCAAAATCATCAACTAATTTTGCTCCTTCAAAATTTCTAGGACCAAATCTCTTTAGTAAAGCTATATGTGTTGCCATATGATTCAAATAATCTATACCTGATCTAAGTGATGGTTTGCCTAATTTTTTTTGATAGTCTAAAAAACTTTGCCCATCTTTAAATATTAAATAACGAGTGTGATTATTTTTTAAAAAATGTTGTCCAGATTGTTGTGTTTTTAATGAACGAAACACATCACCTGTCAAAATTCTTTGATGTGTTCTTTTTAAATTTTGATCTAAAATATTTTCCCAATTAGGTTTAGATACATCTATTTCATATCTTCGTGCTGTTTCTTCTAAATCTAATTTAGTTTTTATATATGCTTTCCAAGGCTCAAACTCTGTATCAAATGCTTTGGTAATTTTAACTCTATCGTGAGTTTGTGGAAAAAAATTATCAAAGTATGCGATTTCATCTCCAAGTTTATTAGCTTCTTGTCTAGCATAGTTAAATGCAATTCTAAAGTTGTCAGCTAATTTTCTACTGATTGCATCTTTAGCAGAAATATCATCTATCATTTGCCTAACAAAATCTTCTTCGTATTTTAAAATAAAATCTTTTTTATTAGTGTTCATACCACGGTATGCTTCATCGTCTAAAAGTTTTATAAGTTCTAAACGATACCTTTCAACACTATCTTCCAAATTATCAAATATAATTTTTTCTTTACTGTAGTCTTTAGCTAATATGTCAGTTGCTATTTCTGAATAACTATAATCTTTTGAAGTTACATTAGCCTTATGTTCAAATATAGATTTCATATTATTTACATCAGCATCTATTTGTTTTAATTTTTTTACAATTTTTTTATTTTGCTCAACATCTCCTTTAGCAAGTTTTTGCTGTAATTCGTTTTGATAAGATTTTATATTTATTAATTTTTTATCATATTTATTAAAAACTTCTCTAAAAAAGTTATCATCAAAACCTTGTTCCTTGCCTAATGCTTTTAATGAATTTATATTTTTATTTATATTTTTAAATAAAGTTGTGCTTTGTACTTCTTTTTCATAACCTGATTTTAATACATATTTACCAACATTAGCATCATATTCAATGTTAAATAGCTTTACATTATTATTGTGTGACTGACCAATAAAGTTTTTTTGTTGCATTAATTCTTTTAACACAGCACGGTCTGATTTAGAAAATTTAGATGCTTTAGCAACTTTTCTTTCTTCTTGTCTAATCACAGTATCTTTGCTTTTGTATATGGTATTGACAATTATATCTTCATCAGGATTGCCTTTACTTAAAGTTTTAATTCTTGATAAAACACGGTCACCCATAGTTCTTAATTCTTGCTCTGTTTTCTTTGGGTATCTTTTTTGTAAAAATGACATATAATCAGCATCATATTTTGAAAGTGCTTTTCTATTACGAACAATATATAAAGCCTTGTCAATTTCACTTTCAAAATCTAACGCTTGTCTATTATATCTTGGTCTTGCATTTTTTAAATTGTTAGGTAGTTTTAAATCAAAATCTTCTAGCATTACATTATTTTTTGTAAATTTAATTTCTTTTTCTAACAAATTAATCATTTCATCAATGTCTTTTATTTCTTCCATTTCTACCCAATTTTTCTTAACAGTTCTTTTAAATGCTAAGTCATTGGTTTTTTCCATTATTTTAATAGTATGTCTAATACCTAAATCTTTTGGTAGTTCATCAGACATGTATCTGTCTTTAAATGCACGGTTAGATATATTTAGATTCACATGTAATGGTTGATTGAATATCTCTGTGTTAGCATCACTAACTGCATCGTCAATTTCTTTTAATGTTTTCTTATTACCATCCATTATTTTTTGTAATTGAAATGCCCTACGGTTAATAAGTTCAAGAGGTAATCCAATAACAGGACTTAAAACAAAACCTGCAACAAAAGCATATCCAAGCCTTGCTCTTAGTTCTTCTAAAGGAATACCAGGATCAATACTTATCCCATAAAGCTCTAATTCTTTTTTTATTTGTTCATTGTTTTCGTTAATATTTAAGTCGCTTATCATTTGTTTTGCGTGGTCGCTTTGTATTAATTCTGCAACTGTATTAAATGATGCGTTTGCTAAAGAAAAACCTGCTAATCTTCTTAAAAAAGTAGTACCTAATTTTGCATAACTAACACCAGGTATTAACAAACTAGCAATGGTAACAGGATCTTCAAATTGTGCTTGACCTGCTCCAAGTAATTCAGCAGTAAAACTATAATTAGGATCTTCAGATACTTGTGCTGCTAATAAATTATTATTTAAAACTACATTCTTTTGTTCTTCTTTGCGTTCTTCTTCAGTTGCTGCAATATCTAATAATTTTTTATTTTGTGGATCTTCAATTCTTGCATTAAGAACAAGACTGTCTAATTTGTCATTCATTATTTTTTGAAACTCTTGCACCATAGGAACAAGACTGCCTGCATATTTTTGACCTAATGCTTCATAACCACCCATATACTCAATCATCTCTTGTGGATTGTACTCATACGGATCCATGTAATCTTCTGGTAAATCTATATTTAATTCTTGTAATTGTTGCAATCTATTGCGATGTGCTTGCAATACAGTTTCTGTATCACCTTGTGTAGTAAAATGTTTTTCTCTATTTCTAAATATATCTATTTGTTCACCAAAACTAAAACCAGCTTGAACATCTGGTTGGTAATATTCAGCTATAGTTTTGCGTTCAAATATACTCATTGATTCCTTCTTGACCTTCTTGTTCGTTTTCTACTTTCTGTTATTTTTTTCTTATACGCTTCTCTTGCTGCTTTATAATCAATAACAAATCTACTTTGATTTGTGCCTGTTAATGCAGTTTTTTGTATAGGATCTTTAACAAACATAAAAAATCTATCACCATATTGGTCATCTCTAGTAATAAAAGAATCAGTAATATTGTCGCTATTAGCATATCTTTTTCTTAGCTCAATTCTTCTTCTTGTTCCTGTGCCAACAGATTTTTCAATAAAATCATAAGGTAATTCTGTAGCTTTAGTTACTTCGCCATTTGGTGTTACATAATAACCATATGTTAAATAATCTTCTTCAGTAAAATTATTTATCATATTGTTGTAATCATCTTCAGTAAAATTAATATCTGCATCAGTATAATTAACATATACTCCATTACCATTAATCTCTAACAAACCATATGTTTTATTCTTATCTTGCCCTAAAAACATATCAAATGTTTCTGCTACTAACACACTAGGATCACTAGAACCAAAATCAGTAGCACTAAATACATAATTTAAAGTATTTTCTTTTAATGCTTGCACAAATATAAAATTTTCTCTTTGAAAGTTTTTAGGTAATTTTGCAATTTGTGAATCTATTTGATTTCTAATTCTTTTGATTGTAATGTCTTGACTGTCTGATAAGTTATCTTTGTCAGCTAATACTTTAGCACCTAAGTCTATGGTTGATTGTATCCCTGTTATGCCTGTTCTTCTGGTAGCCATAACATTTAAACCAAATTTTACCATCTCAAGTTTTTTATCATCATTATCAATATTTTTAACTAATGTAGATAACCAAGGAGTTAAATCGTTTTGTGGTATAGAAAAAGTTAAATTAGTTAAAAATTCTTGTTTTTGCTGTGCATCAATATTTTTGTTGACTAAAAAAGATTGAACTACATTTCTTTCTTCTTCAGTAAAAAACTCACCTGTTTCTTTTGATAACCTCATTCTTTGTTGAACATCTGCACTATCCATACTTCCATCAGCATTTAAAATATTTTTATATTCATTACTCATTGCCAACACATAACCTTGTCTATCTTCTCTTAGATGATTAGATCTTTGATCCCAATATTTTTTATAAGATTCTATATCAGCTTCTGAGTACAACGCATTGTTAGGATCATCTTGCAATAATTTTCTAATAAAAGAATCTTTATCTTGTCCATTTAGTATTGCAATATCCATTGCATCAGCGTGTCTAATAAACTCAACAGAACTTACATTTTGTTGTTCAAAATTAATTTGGTCACGGTTAGCGTTTTTTCTTTCATCTGCTCTTTTATCATAATTTCTATTAGTAAGACCTTTTTTATCTTCTAATATATCTATAGTGTCTAACAATTTTTCAAAAGCACCTACGCTTTGTGGTCTTAAATTATCGTTATCTCTTACTGCATACAAATCATTTAATGTTTCTGATAAAACTTTTGTATCATTATATTTATCTAAATTATCTTTTGTGCTTGTATATAAATAATCATATCTTTCAGTTTCAATATACCTTTGTGCAAAACCAAATTTATCACCACCAACATCGTATGCAGGATTATTTTTTATAAAAGTATTTAATTGTGTAGAATCTTTTGACCTTATTGCTAATAAAACATTTTTTTTAAATGTGTTATCTTGCAATTCAGATGCTCTTTTTGTTTCTAAGTTTAGATAAGACAACTCATATTGTTGTGCTTCTTTATCTAAAGATTTTTGCATTTGCTGTCTAAGTTCTAATTCAAATATAGGAGAATCAAAACCAGCATTTCTAACATTATTAAATTCTTCATTAACAATATTATCTATTTTTTGTCTAAATATATCAGCACCTTCACTGTTTTGTAATGATTCTGCTTTAGCTTGCATTACTCTTGTGCTTATTGTATCAATCGTATTATTTTGTAAATCTACTAATGAATTGCTAAACGCTAATTGATCTACAACCTTTAACGAATCTTTAGTTTCTGCTAATACTTTTAACGGATCATTTTCTAAGGCAATCTTAGCAGCAGATTTTTTTGCTTGCACTTCAAATCGTTCAGCAACAAAACCTTTCATGGTATCAACCAATGCTGATATCTGTTGGCTTTTAACAGTTTCTGCTCTTACTAATGGTGATACATCAGCAACTTGCCTACCACCTACAATACCTATGGTTCGTTGTATTCTGTCTGATTCGTATTTTCTTCTTGCCATTAGTAAGCCTTACCTCCTAGAGGTCCTTGTGCCGTACCATATTTACCACCCATAATATCTCCAGAACTTGGTCCTGTTGGTGCTACACTTGGACCACCCATAGAATAAGTTTGCATACCACCTTTAGCTAAAGTACCTATTGCAGATAGATAACCTGCTTTTCTTGCTGCTTCACCTGCTGCTCTAGTCATTGCTGCTTGTTCATAAGCTGATGCCATTAAATTACCAACTGCACCTTTGGTTTTTTGCATAATCAAATCTCGTTCAGTACGCAAAATATTTAAATCTTCACTAAGGTTTTTTAAGGATTCATTTAAAAATACATTGCCTTGCATTAAGGCACCTGATGCAGCTCCTGCTGCAATGTCAGTAGCAATCGTTTCTTTAGCTTTACGCATACGCAAAATTTCTTCTTGAGCAAGTTTTACTCGTTCTTGTTCGCCCTCAATTTGTAATTGAGTTTTTTTCATTTCAGCTTGTTTTAAACTTTCTCTAGCTTGGCGTTCTGCTAAATTGGCTTGATAACGAGCATTTTGTATCTGACCTATTGCCTGAATACCTGTAAATGCTGCCATAGCTACTTGTGGTGCTGACATCTATCCTCCTGTGCTAACCTTATAATCCATACCTAGTAAGTGTAATTTGAGTGGTGCAGATTGTCCAATAGTTATCTGTCCTGTCAAACTAAACCCTAAGATACCGTGTAATGTTTTAGTACCTGTAAACTCTGGTACAGCGACATCTAAGTTATCAGTACCAAATGCTCTAATCGGTATGGTATTACCATTAATCGTTAAATTTTGTGTTTCATTTAAAAATGCGTTGACTTCTAGTACACGCTTTTTAAAACCTCTTAGCGAAGCATATCCTTGTATACTAGGCTCAATCGGTAAAGTTTTAATGGTCACTGTATAATCCAAACCTGCTTGATATGAACTAGAAGTTGAGCTTGCAAAAGTAATTGTACTAGCTCCTGCTGTTACATCAGCTTGCATTACGCCATCACCAATTACTTTTACAGTCTTTTGATTTAAGTGTCCTGAACTATGACTAGATGCTGCACCACCTGATACCCCACTATCTAAAGTAAATGCTTCATCAAACAGTTCAATATAATATTTGTTAGCACTGTTAATAGTGCGTTTTACAGCTACATACTGATCGCTAACTACGGTTGCTACATTTAAAAATAAACCATCTGTGGTAAATTGTGTTGCTGCAACAATGTTTTGATCTCTAAGTAATGTGTAGACTGCACAAGTACCATCGTTATTTACAACTAATAATCTATCTCCTTCATCTGTAGAGGTAGCTTTACGGATAGACATATCAATCGGTGTGCTTAATAAATGACTAGATAACAATGATATCTGTGATGTTAAGTAACCATCACCACCACGGTCATAAATATATTCATTCAATGCTTTACCTTGGCGTTGAATGTATATGGTGCTACCTGATATGTTTTGTACTCGTATGTTTTCTTTACTACCATGACTTGATTGTAGTTTAGCAATAAAATTAGCAGGTGTTAATGGATCACTAAAATCTTGTGGTGCAAAAAACTCACCACCTGTGGTAAAAATTTGTAAATAGTTAGCACTTAATATGTCGGTTATAGTATTAAGCTGATTAGTATCTAGTGTTGCTACAAACGCATCGTCATCTAAACCTTCACCAGGATTAAAATCAAAAAACGCATTTATCCTAGATGCAAAAATAGTTGATGGTCTTGATTTACTGCCACCAAAAAACAATCTGCCTTGATGAAAAGTAGCTGTTCTTGGATAACCACGACTACCGCTAAAAGTATCTTCATAACCAGTTTCATGTTCCCAATCTGCATTAGCCAGTGCATCTGTATTAAAAAATGGTATTTCAATCAATGCTTGTGCAACTGTTGCAGAATCAACCGCAACAATTTTTGCTCTACCAAATTGATTAGAGCCAATTACATTTACAAAACTACCAATGTCATCTGATGCGTTCCAATAGCTATGCTGTGTCGTCAAAGTAATTTTACCTTCTGTGCCACTAGGTGTTAGCGTGCCTGCACTTGATGTATTCTCTATGGTTAAAGTAAATGCGTGTTGTGGATTAAAAGTAAAAGTAACATTAGCTATAGTCCATGCTGTATCAGAAGTACGAGTAATTTTTTTAGGCACCATGTCTTCTTGAGTTACAATTAAAGTGTCTGCACTTTGTACCCAACACATTTTAGTTAGCATTGCAGAGGTAATAGTAGTTGTAAGATAATTATTGCCACTGCCTGCAATATTTGTTTGTAACACACCATTTTTAATAACTGCCATACGATTATGAGTAAATGCTAGTAAATAAGCATCAGATGTATTAAATTCAAATGGCACTAATCGTATGCCATTTTCAGGACTACCGCCTAATTCTGTTATAAATTTAGTTCCAGGTCTTCGTTTGACACCACCTTGCGGTAGAACCACAACATTAAGTGCGGTTGTTAAGCCTGCATCGTAAGCCTTAACATCATCTCTAGCTATAAGTTTGGGATCTAGCTCACCTGAAGTAAAACTATTTTGGATATCAATCACCCTAGACATTAGCGTACCTCAATTAAATCAAAACTGTTATTACCTAATTGTTGTGATCTTTGTCCTTGTGCATCAGCTTGTGTACATTGTCTAAATAAACCACCTCTCCCATTTTCAGCAGGAGTACCAAATGCTAATGCTCTAAAATAATCTGCTTTGGTAATTTGATCGGTTAATGGTTCTGCAAAATCTGCTGCTAATGCGTGGCGTAGCATATAAACAAAAAACTCTGGAAATCTTGATTCATCAACATCTGCTACATAATCAATGTAAACTGTATCATAATCTGTTAATAATCTTTGCTGGTCAATATAATATAATTCAAACTCAGTTTGTGGTAATGCACCTGCTGTTGAAGTTTGAAACAGAGCTTTAGGTGTACCAATAATATCCGCAGGTAACGCATACGCATACTGCCATTCTGTTGTTGGTGTATCGCTAGTTCTTGCTAATTGCACTTTCTTTTTAGCAAAAGACCAAGGATAAATAGATAAAATATACTTTTTTAAGTCATCATATAAACGGTCACATATTTTTGCAGAATCCGTACCTTCGGTAAACGAGGTCATTTCTGCTGCACCTAGCATCAAGAGTGCATCATTACAAATGGTAAGTTTAGTATCTCCTGCTGCCATATAATCTCCTTAAAAAAGTATGCTCTGCCGAAACAGAGCAACTTTATCTTACTTAGTCAGAATCAGTTACCACACCAATTACTGTACCATCAGACACATCTACTACTCCAGATGCGTTAGATACAACAATGTGCATTGTTACTGTTCTTGTTCCGCCTGTTGAGCCATGGACCATAATCATATCACCTACTTTCAAAGTATCTGAAAGAGTGTTGAAGTAGCCAGCAGCATCAACAGCAGTGTGTGCATCGGTAGTTGTATAGACATACAAAGCTGGTAAATCACCAGATCTGCCTTGTCCTGCTAACGCACCGAATCCATCAGTTGAATAAGCCATAAGTTACCTCCTATGATTCACGACAAGTTATTTCAACAATACCATTGGTATCAATACCAACAGCTCCAGCAGAAAACATTGAGTTTACTAAGAACGATGCTTTTTCAGCAATGTAATTAATCTCTGTTTTCTTATCCATGTTTAAAGCAAGTCCTGTTGAGCTTTGGTGCCATGCTAAACATGTTCTGTCACTTGAGCCATCTACAGCAAGTCCGCCTTCATCTCTATCACCGATAGCAATAAATTTGAATCCTAAGAATGAATCAACAGTACCTTGAGCTAATGCTTTAGTTGTGTTGACATCAATAGTTTTCACATCGCTGTCGTCTAAGAAAGCTGCCATGTTGTTTGAATGACATAAGAAAAAACGACCTTCAGCAGGTACATTTTTCTGATCCATTAACTTTTTAGCTTCTAACACTTTATCAACATTTAAGTTTGTGTTAGAACCACCAATAGAATTGGCTACAGTTAATGATGTTCCTGCACCATCAATCGCATCAATAACAAGTTGGTCCATTCTACGACCAATCGCCATTGATAATGCTTTAACAAGCTCTGCTCTTTCATCAAACAATACTTTACCGCTTGTGAATATATCTGAATATTCAGCAGCATTGTAGTCTGACATTGTAGCTGTCACTTGCGAATGTGCTAAGTTTAACGGTGTTACATCAGATTGTGGAATATGTAAATTCGCTACACCTGAACCTAACTTGTTAAACTTATATGTGTTACCTGTTACGCCTGCTCTCTCTCTTACAGTACCTGCTAATACACGATCAGACTGGTATGCTTGTTTGACCTCGGCATCAAATATGGTAACAAAACTTGAGCTAATACTTGTACTCATAATATCTCCATATAATAGTTAAGTTATTATCGCTTGATGTTGTCCATAAGGGCATCTTACTTGTAGGTTGTGCCTACCACACCTCATACGAGTGTCAAGGGCAGAAATACTGTTATCCTTACGGTATAGTGTAATTAAAACTTAGAAGATTGCAACTTTTTATAAAATATAATCTTTGCTTGGATCATCAGGTACACGCTG